ATTTCTCACCAGGAAGGGTAAATACAATGTTTCGGATTGATCTTGCAATCGCATTTTCATTTTTAAGCGCAATCAAGTCACCATTCAGAGGATTGCTCTGAAAAGTCATACTAACATCCCTAAAACCTTTACTTACCCTTTCTACAGGCATTGAATATTACAATTCTACCTTATTTATTAAGGATTTTTTGATTCATAGAGTGGTTCAGTGCCATATTCCCAGTCATCATAGTCTTCATCATTACGAATTTTTGAGTGAATTTCGTTTTGATGGAAAAAATCATGCTTTTTTGGTGTTAGATCATCGTTTGAAATCTCACGAAGCATTCTCTGCTTGTTGATTTTCTGTTCCCAACCATATTCTGATGATAAAAACTCAGTTCCCCACTGATTTTTCATAAAATTTTCATCTTTATCGACTTTTTTGGTCATTTTTTTGCTCCTGATTTGTTAAATCAGAACTTTTTACGGGGTTGCTATCCCGAATTTCTTTGATTTCGTACATAAAATCATCAGATGTTTCGATTTTGCGACGATTTTCGACGGAATATTCGGTTAAATCAATTTCATATCCTGGATTTTTGGTAATTCTATTGCGAATCCATGCATCATCATACCATAATATCTTATTATTAGGGTATGCATAGAAATTTCCATTATCCATCTTGAAAAAATGAGCACATTTATGCTCTGGTGTTTCACTGAAATTAGTATTCAATGTAGATTTTGATTCCCATGACCAATCAAGAGTAAACAAATAAGTTCCCTCATTCTTTTCTCCTTTATAATTGACTAATTCAGCACGTAGTCCTGCTAGTCTTGAACGAATTTGAACATCAACATAAGGAGAAAAGCAATCCCACCACATACACTCTTCTAATTTCGGAACAGGTGCATCTGGTTTCCAGCAAAATGCATGAATGGGTCTACGAGTCCAGTTAACCCCATTCTCTAAAAACGCTTCAAAGAGGGGTACGTGCTTCTCTAAGGACGCTACGGAGTGTACGTCGCATAAAGTTACCTCACCGTGCCCTTTTTTATGATTATATAAAAACTCATTACGTATGTAACAAGTAATCGTTGGAAGATTGTGATTTAAATATGCCATAACACCTAATAAAAAAGCAGGAATTGCTTCCTGCTTTATCTATATTATTTGCCTTGACCGCGATATTTTTTCTTGCGTCCATTACGAGAAGTTGGACTCAGTAATGTGCGAGGGGAGCGTCCTTGGCGAGTTTTCTTTGGTGCTCCAGGTTGAAAAAGTACTTTATTAGATCCGCCCTTTGCCATAATAATCTCCTAATCAAATAATACGGGTTTTTTCGTGTCCAACACGAATGCGAGGATCGCACCAAATCTCAAAGCCTGCTTCTTTAGCATCAAGACAGAATGAAACATCCTCACCACACATATCCTGTACGTTCCCAGATTCAAATACTTGCATCTTAGGAGCAAACCAAGGATATTCGAGATTCTCAAATACTCCTTTCTTAATCAGTACCCAACCAAATCCAGTGTAATCCACTGTGAAGGGCTTTCTACGCTTTTGAATAGAATCAACGGTTTCATGATTCATCACTCCACCATTCTTGCGGAAATCATCTTCCTCTAACCAGTGTGCGACAGAAGTTGTGTGTCCATCCTCTGTAGCATACCAACCAGCAACAACTTCACGTTCTGTACCATCCTCACTCAGAGCAAGATCACAGAGTTGCCAGAACTTGTTAGTGTCAAAGACAATATCCGAGTCAATCCAAAGTTGATAATCATACTGCAGTTTACCATCCCAAGGAATTTGCTTTGGTCCACGAAGAACATTTGCACCAAGACATTTGCATCGTGCAAAGTTAACCATAGAAGAATAATCTTGAGAAATCTGAATACTCATACCATTCTGTACCATATCAAAGCACAGTTGTACAAAGTTCTTCAGAAAAATAAAAGAGCATCCACGTCCAGGAAGACAGAATACAATACTCTTACCTTTCATTCTTTCTTTAATTGCATCAATATCCCATTCGACTTCTTTGGGTTTTGGTGCAGTAGCTTTAACAGTAAATCCTTTTGCCATAAGTTAAATCAACCATCAAGTTCAATTTTAACAGTCTATATATGTGTTTGTCAATAAGAAGAATCGCCAACCACCTTCTTGTTTACTAAGAGTTCCTCATAACTTAAATCACTTTCACTATAATCAGTTTTCATTAGACCAACAAGATTCTTCAAAGTATTCCATGTTGTATCAAACTCTTCCTCTCTCAGAGAATGAAAGATACACTTATCCTTTGCATAGATGTGATATATTTTTTCGTTATGAGTCATAAAAAATATCTCCGGAATTTTTTCTTTCGATCTTATTTTGATACCGCATTATATATCACAACCACACAAAATCCTAGTGCAACAAAAAAGGGGCGTGGATAACGAATCATCCATCCCGCCAATACAACCTTCCAAAAATTCCAATATGGTGCCCTCCGTGTATATCTGCGGGGGTTTTTAAGACTAATCATACTTCCGGAAAATTTTTTTGAGATTGATATATCGTTCGCGTTTTGTCACCTCTGTAGGTTAGGGTAGTTTGGGTTTTTTATAACGCAACGCCGCCACGCGCCTATAACAACCGCCCGCAATTAACTGCCAAACGACTACATTAACGCATAATAACATAAGTGCCCCTCAGTGTCAACCAAGGGGCACACAGTTAGTATCAGAACTCGATGCTATCTGCAGTGGGTTCGTTATAACCCTGCTCAGAGGATTGCTCAGCAACGATTGCATCCAGAATGGACAGAATCTCAGTGCCAGTGTTACCTTGGGCAAGCAGAGAGGTGAGAACTTGCTTGGTCATAATAAAGAAGAAAAGTGTAAGAAACTGTGTGTCAAGTAAGTGTCTTTATAGGGCGCATCTTATTCCCTTGTGTGATGCTTACCGTGCGACTAGCAGAGAGTTGCTGTAGTGGTAAAACTTACGCACCTCATCATAAGAAACTGTGATGGGTTTGATGTTCACACTTGAAGGACGATTGATGGCATCTGAGCATTGCTTACAGATCTCATCAAACGAATACTTAGACTGTGGAATGTAACGCATGAGAGTGTTAATAACTGTGTGTGTCTTATGTGTTAATCAGAGGTCGAACACATCGCTATTCAATTGGACCACATTTACCCCGGGGTCGTTATACTTAACCCCGTCAGGAGTGCTAACAATACCCTGATCATTCAGCAGATCAATGAAGTCAACGTAGTTGCCAACTTCCATAGCGAGGTGATACAAACCCTCATCATTGTTAATCCAGAGAGCAACATTCCAGGTCTCATAATTCTCCCAACCGTTATACTCAGTGGAGAGTAGATTACGCTGATAAGTGACAGTCATTTTTGAAGAGTGAGTGTTAATTAAGGACGAAAGAGTTAGAGTCAGCGACCGTCCCAAACTTGAGAGGTCCAACCATCACGTTCCGCACGGCGACGATCATAATCATCAGCGGTCCAGTTGTCATCAAAGTCCCCGTGATAATTGGGGGAATTGAGTAGATAATCGGGCAGTGGTTCGTATTGCCCAGTCTGGAAGTTGTAGCGGGTAGGAGTGCTCATACTACTAGGACACTTTGGACGATCCTAACTTTAATACTCCTACACATCACCAGCGGTCAGGTACACTTAGGTCCTCAACGTAGGCATCACACTTCTCTGCAGGTTCCAACTTGAATAACTTCTCCCAGTCAATCTGGTGTGGGTCGAAGTCACCGAACACTGATAGATCCAGAGTGATTCTATAACGCTGCTTCTGTGCTGTCTGATAAGCAACTGACATAAGTACGCTCCGAATGTGTATAGAGGTATTGTAAGATGCTCTGGTGTTTGTGTCAAGTCCTAGGGTGTATTTATGATGGGGTGGGGTATTTGTGCGGGGGGATTGTGGGGATTTGAGAACGCGGGGGGTCTTGACATTTTTGCGGGGTCGTGTTATCATGCACGCTAAGATCACAAGGTCTGAGCACATTTAATTGACTATAAACACAAGGTCTGAGCACATTTAATTGGTCATAAATGCCCTCCTCATTCTCAATAATAACCCCTAATGATTCTCAATAAACTATAACTTATTGAGAATGATTTACAACACTCAAATACATTTTTTAATACATTTTTAATCGTTTTTTATTGTTTTTTTACTATAAATCACTCAAATAAGCATAAAAAAAGGATGCTGATGATTGCTCCCTATGTGTATTCAATCAAGTGCTAATCTGTACCTTGCATAATCTTCTGCATCCCTTCTTTTACGGAACATTGCTAACTCACCTTCAAACTTAAGAGGTAGATACCTATACTTCTTCCCTTCCTTAGTCATCACAATTCGGGAGAATAGGTGTAGAGAGTAGACACCATCTTCAGTTCTTTTTGCTTCTTTCTTAACAATGAAAGGAAGAACTTTTTGGTCGTTGAATGAAGACTTGGAGAGTAACATTGAGAGAGTTAGTTGTTGACCAATTCAGCAGGACTTCCACACGATTTGTAAAACTCAACCATGCGTTCTGCCTCTTCTAATGTAGAGAAACTTTGCGTCCTCCACTGTTGCTGATAAGGAGTGAAATAGCGAATCGTGAACATCAGTTCAGTTTGATACCATTGTTGAAAGGAACATTGGTTTGATTGGTATAAACAATCCACTCAAAGTTTTTCTGGAAAATGTACTCTCCATTTCCATGTGCTTGGAGAATAGCATTAAGGCGAGACTTGGTGGTGTTTGACTTATACCCACCATCAAACAATTCCAACCAAGTATCAGCAACCATTGCAATCAGATTGTTATACAGATAGACAAAAGATACACCTTCAATGTTAATAACTTCAGTGTTATCTTTCTTCCAATCA